TAGCAAATGATACCATGTATTGCCTACCCCTAGTTAAAGACACTGCTTGGTAGACTGCAGATGTTCCTGAACCTGCTGCTAAAGATAATGAGCCTGAAGAATATGTTGCTGAGCCAGTACCAGAACTCGATTCTGTCCAACTAGTTATATTACTTGTAAATTCACCGTTAGTTATAAGTTCTGTAGGTAATAGGATAAAACTATCCCAATCTATTGTGTTAGCTGCTGTCGGTGCTGTATATTCTGATATACCTGTTGTTAGTGCAGATGTGCCTGAAGCTATTAGGTAAGACCACTCTACTTCAGAAGTAGCAATGTCTCTTATAGATTTATTTATGTTTTCTTTTACTGTATTTTGTATGCCTACAGTAGCTGCTGCCGAAGATAAGTCTGCAGAAGTAGAAAGCTCAGGTTCGTTTAATTCTACTAATACTTTGTTTACCAATGAAAGAAATGATGCCATGTTTTGCCTACGTTGTTAATGGATTATAAATTAATTCTACACCTACCACTGCATGTATTGTGCTTGCTGTTCCTGCGGTAACTGTTACCTTGTCTCCTGCTTCTAATACTAAAGTTGTATCTATCCAATTTGTAAAACCTTCCCCTGCTATAGATGTTGCACCTGATAAGGCATAGTATGTAGTAGCGGATGAATCGTAGTATTCTATCTTAGCTGTCTTGCTTGATGCATTTACGTTTGCTACGTTTATAAACTTTACTACACCTTTAAAATTACTAGGACACTCATATATATCTGTCCTACTTGTATTAGATGGTGCTGCACCTGCAGTAATAAACGTATTGTTCATCTTAATCGTTTGATTTTTTAGTTTCTATTGAAATTATTACTTCTTGCTCTTTAGGTATATCTGCAGACAGATTGATTGCACTTGCTGCACATCCTGTGATGCTGAAACCTAATAGAGCTATTATAAATATGTTTTTCATCGTATGTCCTGTAAAAAGTGGGGAGAATTAACCCCCCACCTTAGTTGATTGTTAAGCGTATGTATCGCCTGTAGCGTCATCACCGACTGGACCTTCACAGTCAGCCATTAAAGCCCATACTCGGACTTTAGAGTTAACGTCTGCAGTAGCAACAGTCACATCAAGTGTGTCTGCAGCAGGATAAGATACAAACATTTCTCCAACAGCATCACCAGAAGTCATAGCACCTGCAGCAGTTTGAACAGCAGCAGCAACATAAGTTACTGTACCGTCTCCTAATGCAAGTGTACCTGTTCCAGTACCTGCTGTTATTTTATCAATGCCTGCATTTAATACCACTGAGTTAGCAGGGACATTAATTGCTTGGTAAACATCACCACTTGTTAAAGCAGTTGATGTTCCATCAATAACAGTTGTTTGTACATAAACTTTAGCGACAGCATTACCTGCAACGTGACCTGTAGTGCCTGTACCGCCTGTTTTAGTTAAAGTAGCCATTAGTTATCCTCCTTCTAATCTATTTTAACGAAAGCTTTTGCAATGGATTCAGTTCTTAGAACTTTTCTTCCATATACATGTAAGCCTCGAACAATATCAGCGAAAGATTCAGTGTCCCTTACAACTTCAGTTTTAGCAATTTGTGAAGCAGTAGATACACCGCCTTGGTGTCCTGCTAACACTTGATAAACGTCAGAAGTACTAGCAGCAGGCATATTGTTTGACTTATAAAGTCTAAAGCCATTTACTAGTTGTGGAACTACTAAGCCATTTCTAATTTGTGAACTACCTTCGTTTAAGAAGTTAGCATCGACTAATTTTGAGCTTGTTTGTTGTAGTTGTTCAAAGAAAATCGGAGCAGCTACAGCCCAACGGTTGTCCGTAGGAACGTTTCCGTCATCTAAGAGTCTTCCTAGACGAGCAAGTACGTTAATAGGGTCAACTTCACCAGTATCAAAACCAGTGTCGATTGAGTTTGTTGCGTGGTCCGCACCATAAGTGTTACCTGAAGTAACGTTTGAAGCGATGTTTGTTAGAACCTCTGCATCATAGCTGTCTTTAAGTGCATATGCACCTGCTGACGTTGCTAATGTTTCAAAGTTAACATGCCCTTGTCTCTCTTCAATGTCGTCTACTTTAAAAGCAAATGCGTTAGCTTTGTCAATAGTTAATTGAATTTCATCATCTGCTAGGTCTTGCGTATTAACTGCAGAACCTCTTGCATATGAAGAGACAGAGATTGTTGGTTCTTTTATTATTCTTACAGTATCGCCAAAGTTTTCAATTTCTCCTGTATAGTCAGTGTTGGTAATATCCTCAACAACTGAAGCTTTACGGAAGAATTTAAGAACTTTTTGACTGTAAATCTCAGGTAAAAAATTACCTGAAGGCAAGTTAGTATAACCTGCTGAACTTGAGATAGCCATAATCTATATCCTTGTTAGTTAAAAAGTTAATAAACTAACGGATTCTGCCCTCTCTTCTTGCCAAGTCGATTTCTTTTTCGTACTTTTCAAATTCGTGAGGTTTCATCCGTCTGATTTCCTCAGAAGTCCACTCTTTCTTGCCTTTACTAGGTTCCGCTTTCTTTTTAGTTGGAACGTATTCAGCAGCAGAAGTGTTCTTCCGTTTTGATGTACGATTAATACCTTTATCGGCTTTATACAAGTCTAGTACCCTAGAAGCCCATTTTGCATCTGTGTTATTCTTAAGAACTCCATCTGCAATGGATGGTGGTTGATCTTCTAACCAGTTAATAAAGTCTTCATCTGATTTAATAGTCATAAAGTCTGGGTGTGCTCTTAAAAGTTCTTGTTCAGCTTTTTGTCTAGTTAACTGTACTCTTTCTTTTTTAAGCTCCTCAACTTCTGACTGCAGAGATTTAGTTTTATTATCTGCCTGAGAATATGCCACCGTTTCTATAACGTTGTAAACATCTGGATATTCCTCTTTGAACTTTTCTAGTTCTTCAGGGGTTTTAGGTGGTTTATAATTAATTCCACCATCTGATGCTTGTTTTGCCAAGCTTAAAAGTTCTTGTTCTTTTCCTTTAAACTCTTCTATTTTAGCGTCATAGTGTCTTTTTAAATCATCATACCTTTTCTTATAGTCATGCCCAGGTTCTGCTGATTCGGTCTTCTCTACAAAACTAGTTTCTGATTTTGCCTGCGGAGTAGCCTCTTGCTGAGTATCCTCTTCTGTGGTGTCCGCTTCTGGTTCATCATCTAGTTCTTGTCTGTAAGCTCCTTGATATGGAACTGGTTCTAGGTCTTCTTTTTCCTTTTGGTTTTCTTCGTTCATCTGTACCTCAATGGGGGCTGTTTGCTGCAGGTAGCCCATATTAGTTATTAAAGTGATAGGGTTGCTTTCGCAAGTAGCTATCGGTTAAATGTTGGTCTTATCACCAACTGACATAAGACCCCTATTGTTCATATTCTCTAGAACATTGGAGCCTATATATTCTGTTAATTTCTTAGGTATAATGTATTCACCGTTGTGTACATTTACTGGTACTTTACCACCAGATTTAAGATTTGTGCCTGCTTCGTTAGCTGCTTTTTGAACCATTCTGTTTATAGTTTCTTCACCATAAAGGGCTACTGCAGGCTGAGAAAGTACGTAATCTCCCTCTTTTAAAGTCATTGGAACGTCATCTGCTCTTGCAGATGGTGGAGCTTTGCCTTCTTTATCGACAAGTCCATAATTCTTTGCTTGGTTACTATTATACAACACTTTTGTATTTTTGTCAAGTATTTTTCCACCTGTTTCATAATTACCACCCCTAGGGTCTCCCATAAGGCTTGCTACACTGCTATATCCTTCAAACAATGATGTTTGTAAATTCTTATTCATTTCTTGTTTTTTAGCTTCAAGCAATTTACTTAAATCCACAACGCCATTTTCATCAGCTAAATTATCTGCAGCCCACATAAGATCATCTATTATCATGTTTTGTAATTGAACTATACCTTCGTAGTCAGAACCAAAAGTTCTTGTATATACTTGGTTTCTGTCTAAATCACCTAATTCTGAAGTATAGTCCGCTCTCTGGTCAAATCCAGTAATGTCTTTATTTACTATTTGATAACTTAATCTACCAGTTTTTTGGGTAGCAGTTTGGGGTCTAGTTTGTAATATAGTAATATCTCCTTTAAAAGTAACCCCTTTATCTTTTGCAATACCTTCCATTAAAGGTTGTAAAGGTTCCATTATAGCTTTAGTTGCTCCTGTAGTTTCTTCAGAAAATTTAGTTCCTGGCATACCAAACGTTATGCTTTCTCCTGTTTCCATATCATAATTTGTATAACCTGTTTGCCTCGAAGATTTTCCGTAAAAAAGGTTAGGTAACATAAATTGTGCAGCCATTGCTAAGCCACCAATAACAGGGTTTAAAGAAAATAAATACGAAGTGGCTGAAGATAGAGCTACATCTCTACCATCACCACCCATAAGTGCGGTTACTGCTCCTGCTATTAAGGCTGCTCCTGCTCCTGTCTGGGCTTTACTAAAACTTCCATCAGGATTTGATTTAATTCCCATCATTTTACCTAAAGCAGGTGCTCCCATTTCTGTTACTGCAGCTCCTGCTCCTGCAAGAAGAACATCTTCCGTTTCTGCTCCTGATAATGTAGCTACAGTCATAGCTAAAGCACCTTTTGCATAACCTGCAAACTGTGACGCAAATTCTTGACCATAAGCTTGAGTAAAAATTTCTTTATAAGACTCTATGGTTCTATTTGCTACTGCTGCACCTGCAACACCTACACCTACTTCTGCTTTACCTGTAGCTAATCCTGCAACTAAACCTAAAGTTACATCTTGAATTATTTCACCCCTTGTCCAAGTTCCAGTGTACTCTTTACCAGTACTGTCTTTTAGAGGATTACCGTTTTCATCTTTTAAAAAAGGTAAATCTATTTCAATTTCAGTATTCCACCAATCTTCTACAGCATTAGAGGTTCTTTGTATAATATTAAGGTCTTTACCTTCTGGTTTCCCTGCAGCATCTTTTAAAAATTCTTGAAATTCTTCATCAGTTTCCCATCCTCCTAATGTCGTTGTTTTCTTTTTAACATCTTCTACACTTAAAGGACCATCAACCACACCATCAACATATGTAACTTGTGTATTTTTTATATCTTGTACATTTTTTTTACTTAAATCTACAGGACCTGTCATACTTTTTAATTCATTATACATTTTTACAAATGCAGGATCACCATTATTAAAACCGTTTATTATATCGTCAACAGCATATGATTTTCCATAATAAAGTACAGAGCCAGGTTTATTGTAATTAAACGTTCTTGTAGTAATATATTTTCCACTTTCATAATCATATTTAACAGAATAATCTAAACCTATATCTGGATGGTCTATTAGGTTTTGATGCCATAAGCCGCCTACTTCTAAACCCATTCTGTCTACTTCTTCTTGACCAAAACTTTCTACCATATTATCATAACTTTCTTGTGTTATTTTATCTGTAGAAAAAGTAAAAGTATCTAATATTTGATTGTTGTCAACTTTATAATTTAAAGAATCTTCTCTATCTTGTGCTTCAGTTTTAAAACCTGAATCTACTATTTCTAATCCTGTTACAGTTGAAACTAAATTATCTACAGCTCTATCTTGTCCTGTTTCAGCTTGATTTGATTGACTAGTTTTTATAATAGATTCTGCATTAGGTCGAACTCTTCTTTGAGAAGTAGTATCTGCAAAACCTTGTGATCTAGGATTTACATACCCTTCAGGAATTTCTGTTTGTGGTGTAGGTTCAAATTGAGTGTTGGGTATAAAAGAAACTCTACTTTCAAACTCTTCTCTAGTTTCATTTGGTGTAGGGTTTACAGAATAGAAACCTTGAGTAGTGTCATATTCTGTAGTGTCAGTCTTATTAGCTAAGGGAGATTCTATTGTAGTGTAAGGTGTATCAGATACTAGCCCACCTTCTTCCATGTCTATGAAACCGCCTTTTTTTCTATTGTTAAAAGAATTACTATCTAACTCTATTATGTTGTGTAATATTTTTGCAGAATTGTCTCCTGCATTAGGGTCTTCAAAACTAGGAAACTTATCCCATCCCCCAAACTTTTTTACTAAAGAGTCTACTTTTTCATATGCTCCTTCTTCGTCTAGGTCTATTACTGTTTGATTATAAGGGTCATATGTAGGCACATTATAATGTAATCCGTCTTCCCTATTTTGTATACCATTTATTCTTACTGTTGTAGTCATGCCGTCTGCAATAAGCGGTTTAAAATTTTGTTCACCTCTTAATACTTGAGAATGTAAATCATATAATTTTCTATTTTTAAAATCTACTGATCTAGTATTCCATATATTTCCCCTTTGTTTTGGTTCTGGGTATGCTCTTTCTAAACCCTTGTCAGGATTGTTAACGTATGTATTATAAGTATACTTTAAAAATCTTCCTAACGTAGGGTCTTCTTTTACATAGTTTTCTGCTGCAGTTAAAGTTTTATCACCTATAATACCATCTATATCATCTAACTCTAAAAATTTTTGAAAATTCATTACTGCATTTTCATTACCCCTAAGGTGACTATCTTTACCAAGTATACGTGTAAGTGGTTTACTTATAGGTATAAATGTAGATATAGATTGATTTCCTTTTATATCTGGATTATCATAATCTAAAGTTTGCCTACGTACTGCAGACCTAATATTATTCTCATCTACTCTATCTTTATCAGAATATAAATTTTTATTATAGGCACCATAATCTTCTCCTTCGAGAGATTTTAAATCGTCTAAAAAATTTTCTATAAACTCTTTATCTATAGTAGAATCAGTTTCCATCTTTCCTTTCCGCCTCTGCTCTAACCCACTCCTTCAACTGGAGGAGGGTTGCCAGTAAAGCCGCCTTCCCCTGGAGTTGGCGTAGTTCCTGTTCCGACTGTGCCACCACCAACGCCTGATGGGTCATTTGGGTCTGCACCTGCAGGAACTCCTCCAGTGCCTCCCATTGGTCCTTGTTGTTCACTAGGGGCAGGAGCCTCTTCGCCAGTTGTTTGTCCATTGTTCAATCCTTTCAGCATTTCAGCAAATATTTGTGCTTCGTTCATGTCATTAACTAGTTCGTCAGGGTCCATGTCCTGAGCTATAGCTAACTCTTTAATCAACGTAGGTAATTTAACGAAAGGAGCAAGCATAGGGTTAGACACTGTTTGTAGTAACATTGTTAACCTTTGCGATCTTACTTCTTTCTGCATTACAGACGATGTACCTTTAGGCTTGATCTCCAAATCACCCATTATGTCTTCTTCATCCTCTGAGAACTGCATATTCCACATGAACATA